AGGTAATCCCGTAAGGAGTAAAATCTTAATGGAGATATGGAGAAATTTAATTTATCAAAATAAAGATTATGGTTATTTATTAGAAGTATCAATTTTTGGTAATATTAGAAACAAACATACTAAACATATTTATAAACTTCACCCTAACACAAATGGTTATCTAACGGTCAACATTTCTTTGGGGTCAAGAAACAATAAGAAAACTTTTTTAGTACATAAAGCTGTAGCTGAAACATTCATACCTAATTTAGAGAATAAACCTCAAGTTAATCATAAAGATTTTAATAAAACAAATAATAATGCAGATAATTTAGAATGGGTGACAAATCAAGAAAATTGTATTCACGCGCAGCTTCATAAAAAATATGGGTGAGTGGCAGAGTGGTCAATTGCACCTGACTGTAAATCAGGCGTCCTTGTGGCTACGGTGGTTCGAATCCATCCTCACCCACCAATATGGAAACTTTCCCCAAAGGCTGTGGAGGGGAGTAAGAGTAATCTTATCTGATTTATCAGGCGTAGGTTCAAATCCTACAGTTTCCAATTTATATGCCGTGATTGTGACCGGCTAGTCACGCCGTGCCTTGAAAGCACGTACACTTCGTAAAGGGTGGGGGTTCGACACCTCATCACGGCGCCATAGAAGGAAAACTATAAACCCATTAGAGAAGATTACTGCTAATCCGCCTAATGTAAAAATATAGAGGGGAAAGCGGCGACAGAGTGCCCTCAAGTCGTAAACAAAAGGGGTTTAGCGTGGTTATTAGCAAATCTCACTTTCTGGAAAGTAGAATAACCCTAGTGAGTACGTGTCTCAAAGTAGCTCTTTGAGTGGTGTGTAGACATAGTAAACACTATGTGAAATGGAGCAAATATATACGCTGGCACAGTATATGTTTCGGTGGCGATTATCGTTTTAAAGGTATCTCCAGCCTATGGTATATCGTGTGACGTTTACTGTCATAATAACCTCACTTTCAATCTTGGTTATTGTATCAGGCGTTGCAGGCGGAATATAAAGTAAAACCGCCAATTTTTATATAAAGGTAGGTAGGAAAATGAAAGTAGTTGGTGAAACACTAGAAATGGTTGATTATGAAGATAAGACAGAAGAAATAGACAAATCTGAATACAGATTAACGATTAGACTTGCGCTTATAGACCTAATATATGGTATCAATCGAGACACTTGTCACAAAATGAATTTTGTTATAATTATCGCTCAATTGATAACATTCTTTACTAGTTGTGCATTACAAGTTATTTTCAACGAATACAGACCTATTATATCAATAGCAGGTGCGATAATGTCTATCGTATTCATGTGTTTAGTATTGATAAATTCAAAAATATCTAGGGTAGCTTTAGAAAACGCTCGTGCTCATAGAGAAATAATTGATTCTTGTATTGACGAATTACTAGGGGAAAGTGAGAAATCAGATGAAAGTTCGAAATAAACGACCTGGTGTTGTGTTTTCAGAAAAAGAAATACAGAAAGATAACAATGAATTGATTTCAAAATACGACAAACGAATAAATGATATGCTTCATAAAATAGAATTTAAAGACGCTACACCTAACCAAGCATATAAAATGTATATGAAATTACAAGGTTTTCTTAGAAAGAAACGAGCGTTAAAAACACCTCGTGGTAGTATTTATGTGCCTCGTACAGAAACAGGTAATTATATTATAAATGGAAAAGTAACAAAAATAAAAAAGGAGTTCTAAAATGGATATAGATAAAAAAGAAATTAACCATTTGGCTACTGTAATAACTGATTCATTAAAAGAAAACAGCAGCGTACTTATGAATATTCAAGTAGAAGCTGAATGTTCTCAATATGATGTGTTATTTTCATATAACTTCACAAATTATGGTAGATTTCAAAGAGGAATTTTAGCTACTGATTTAATAATTAGTGTAATAGGATTTGGTTCTTATGGATTTAGAGTTGATATTAGTGATACAGAGCCAGGGTATTATAGTGAAAAACTAGGAATACATAGTGAATTTTTATCATGTTTATTTAATGAAGTAAGAAAATTATTAAAGAAATGAGGCAAAATTATTGGAAGAAATCTGGAAAGATATTTAAAAAGTTCAAGAAATGTCTTGACTTTTTTATTTTTATATTATAAAATGTGTTCATAATAAAAAATGGTAAGTCGTTTACAGGATTAAACGCAGTGAAACAGAATATGAATTCATTATTTATATATAAATTTACTAAATCCTGTAGACCTGCAAAGGTCTATTTTTTATTAAAAATAGAAGAAAGGAGGAAACAGGATGAAACTTTGGATTTATGGAAAAGTAATGTCTGGTAAAACTACGTTCGCTTCTCAATTTGAAGACGCAAAAATAATTTCAACAGACGGTAACGCTGAATATACTTTTGACGAAAAAGATATTTATAGAGTTAGAAATTATGAAGAACTAGACGAGGCTGTAAAAAAATTAAAATCTGTAAAACCAACATGGGTAATAGTTGATACTACTTCATATTTAATAGACTTTGTAAGACTACATTGGTTAGAAGAAAATAAAGTAGACCACGAATCAGAATTACCTTATAGAGGCTATACTATGTTAAGAAGTTCTATTTGGGAAAAATTATTTCAAATAGCAAACGCATTTGACAATGTAATGTTTATCTCTCACGAACAAGAAGTAGTTGAGAAAAATAAATTTGGTAGAGAAATTACAAGATTTCAACCAGTATTTGAAGATAAACTTAGAGACCAAATGTCTGGTTTAATGGGTATCATAGCAAGAACAGTTAAAACTATGAAGGAAGACGGAACACCAGTATATGAGCTACATATTGCTAATTCAGATGATGAATTTGGTGGAACAAGATTAGCTGTAAAATCAACTTGTGTACCATTAACTAAAAAAGCATTTGACGAAAACTTTATTACTTCTGCAAGAAAATTTGACGCAGCTAAAATAATTGCTGGTGAAATGTCAGAAGACGACGCTCTTTTGAAAAAATCAGAAGAAGAAAAACCAAAAAGAAAATCTGTAATAGGATAATATAATTTATTAAGAGGAGGAATTTTATTATGGCAATGGATAGAGATGATTTATCAGAATTAAATGCTATATTCAAAGATATGGGTGGTGTAGACAAAGTAGAAGACTACACAAACAACTTTGAACAATTACCAGACGGAGAATACATTGGAGAAATTGAAAAATTTGAAACAAAAAATTCAAAAAATTCAGGTAAACCAATGGCTGTTATTACAATAGCAGTAGAAGATGGTAAAAAAGAGTTCAAATACCTAATGCTTGCAGGTGAAGATTTAAAATCAACACAAACAGCAGTTGCTAGAGCAGTTACTCAATTAAAGAAACTTGGAGTAGAAGGTGTTGAACTAGAAGACTTCTTAACAGGAGCAGAAAAATTAGTTGGTACTAAAGTTAAGTTAACAATTAAGACTACTGTTTCAAAAGCAGGAAAAGAATTTAGAAATCAAGATATAGAACTTGCTTAGTTAAAATTTGATACCGGTGATTATGCCGGTATCATTTTTATTTTTAAGACGCACTAATGTATTTCTGTTCACTTTTTGATTCGGACGATTGGGATTATCTATCTAATTCTTCGTCCACTCGTTTTTGAAATTCTCGTTTTTCTCTTGCTCGGTTATATTTTTCTTTTTTCTGTTCTCGTTCGTCTATATGAAATTCCATCGCTTTAATTTCAAAATCTAATTTTAAATCATCTACAAATACTACTTCACACTCTTGATACTGTTTTTTATACTCTTGAAATAATGCGTTCATAGTAGCTTGGTCTTGAGAATTTTGTTTATGAAACCAAGCATGGTTTTCAGCAGATAGTAGGGCACCATTTTCAACAGTAGCTCGCCCACCATCTTTTTTCATTTTTATATGATGATACGTTAACTGTTTCATTCTTTTCATTTGTCCTTTGCCTTTATATCGTTTTGGTGTGTTATCTTTTCTTAATTTTAATTTTTCAATAAAACATTCTGCTCCATAACGTCTAATAAGTTCTTCTTTTATTTTTTTATTACTACTCATAAATACCCCCTTATCTGTTCACTTTTGTCACAGTTTGGTCACAAATTGTTAAAGTTTAAAAAATTGTGACAAAAATACCCTTTAAAATACCCCAAAAATTGGCAAATCGCCGTATAAGCCTCTACAATGCTCATACAGCGATTTTATGTCTTAGACGACAAAGTTATATGTTTTTAATATTTAAACGCTTCTACGGTCATTTTACGAGGTCGTTTTTGTCATAAATCTTAGTTTTTTCATCGTTTTCTGCAATTTCTAATTTTCGTCTCTGAATTTCTCGATTCAAATACCAAGATGCTTTTTCTAAATCTTCAAGTGTAGAATTTTTGTGTTCAGACCTACATAAATATTTAATAACACAACCTAATGAAAAATTTAATTTCCAATCTTCAATTACATCTATTGCTTCTATCTTTCCTACATTATAATGTTTTGGATGATTTACCTGTTCACTCATCTAATATTCACACTCCCCTTAATAACTTTTTCCTAATATAGCCTGAATATCTATTTGTGTATCTAATGTTGTAGTTCGTATTGTATAAATGGGGTTGTTGTTCTCGTCTCTATTGAAACCAGAACAAACACCCATTGTTCCTTTTTCGTCAAATAAAATTGCGCCTAAGTCTAATTGACCAGAAAACATAGTAATTGAATTCCATTCACCAGTAGTATCAAAGTCCATTGTTTGACCAATTACTCTAGGTAGATTTTCTGTTGTTATTCCTATGTTATTCGCCATTTTCAATTACCTCCTTTTCAGTTGTATCTGTTCCAGTGTCTTTTACTGTTAATCTAGTTATATTGATTTGATTTTCTGTAACAGATGTAACTACATATATATGACCTGAAATATCTGTAATGATAAATCCTAGTTCAATTTCGCCAGAAATAATTATTATATCTTCTAATGCTATTGTACTACTATCATATAAATCAGTCAATGTATAACCTATGCTATTTCTTTCATTTGTATTACTATAAACAGGAATTAGATTTACTGACCCTTTTGGCATAGTTACTGTTATATTTGGGTTATATTTGTTATCTACACAATCAGTATCTCCTTCCCAATATCTAAATGTTTTACCTTCAATTTCTTCTGCTAATATTTGAATTTTCTCTCCTTCAAGATAATAACCTTTTGCTACACCTTGAATAGATAGTAAATAACTAATATCGTACAATGCTGTAATTTCAATATTTCTGCTAGGCATTTTTACTGCTTGTTCTTCTGCTTTGTATATATCAAATGCTTTACCGTCCATAAGTTTTAAATAAGCTATATCATCACCAGACCACCTTGTGAACTTGTAATGATTTAGTTCAGTGTCTTGTAAATTGAAATATACTTGCACAGGTTGGTCAGGGTAATAGCTACCACTACCAAAACCATCGTTAACAGTCATTACATATTTGTCTTTTTCTTTCCATACAACAGATAGCGTAATATCAAAGTCTTGTACTTGTAATGTGGTTTCAGGTTCCTTCAAATTCGCAACAGTTTCTTCTGATTTATCATCAGTAGAAGCACCATCTGACTTTTTCCATTGAACAAACTCCCAACCTAATAATGGGTCGTCAGCTTTAATATTCAATGTAGTTCCTTCTTCAAATTCTCCTTCAATATCCCACTTATCTTCTTCTATTTGAATTGTACCACCTTCAAGTAATACGTGGTATGTTGTGGTGAAGCCTTCTCTACGATATTCCATACCTAATGTAATATTTCTACCTGGCATATTTACAACAGCTTTATCGGCATATTTATCATTTACATATTGTGTATCTCCCGTCCATTTATAGAATTTATATCCTTCGTCCGGACTATCTGCCCAAATACTAACCTGTTCACCTACTGGATAGTTATAAGTTGTAACCTCACCATCTTTACCTGTTATAGTTAAAGTATATTTTATTTCCGGATTTGGTACATAATATGTAGCTTTTACTACTACGTCGTGCATTAAATTTCTAATAGTAGTATTTTCAGCTAATGGTTGAGTTACGTCGTTATCGTCTCCAGTAATTATTTCCCATTGTAAGAATTGCATTCCGTCTGGTGCTGGGTCCATTATGATTTGTGGATAAGAGTTTCTAATAAATGTTCCTGTTGTGTTACCGTCAGCTAATTTACCATTTATAACTGTTACAGTAAAATAAGGAATAGGCTTATAGTTAGCTTGAATAGTTCTGTCAGAAGTACCCATAGTAATTGATACTGGATTTGAATAAGAAATAATATCCTCTCCTTCTGTCCAATAAGCTAATTCATAACTGTCTGGAGCCTGATTACCATAACATTTTATGGTTGTTCCTTCTTCGTATGTTCCACTACCACTACCATTTATAACAGTCAATGTATGTGAAGGTTTATAAGAAGAATAGTTTGCTGTTACAGTACAATCACTACTTGGCATTACAATAGAAGTATTCATATTATATCTACTACCTATACTATACCAATTACCACTCCAATTAGACCATTTATAACCTTCTGGTACACTGTTTGCTGATATACTTACTGATTGTCTTTCTTTGTATATACCACTACC